TAAATTTAACTAATCAATTAAGATCCTTTGATTTCGTCAATTTCTTCCTTAAGTTCTTTAATTGCTTCAATTAATAAACCGCTAATGTTTGCATATGAAACTGATTTCATTCCGTCTTCGTCTGTTTTAACTAACTCAGGAACAACAGACTCAACTTCTTGAGCAATAACACCAACTTTTCTCGAACCTAGATTATCTTTTTTCTCGAAATATACTCCGCGCATCGATAAAACTTTATTTAATGCACTGTCAATTGTTTCAATATTGGTTTTAAGTCTTTCATCTGATGCTGCATCAAGATCGCCAGTAATTGTTAAGTCACCAGTATCAAATCTAAATGTGAATGTGTTAGTACCGTTTGCTTTCCAATAGAAGTAGTTCATTCCTGCTGCTGCATTTAAATGCATATTACTATTTGCATTTTCATATTTAATAGAAACATCAGAACCAGTACCGAAATTAATAGCAACATCATCATCAAACGTTAAGTCACCAACAGTTTTAACATCTGCCGCGTCTGCTTGTAGGAAGTCACCCGTTGTGCTGTTAATCAAACCAGTTACTGTTAGGTCACCGCCAAGTGATAAGTTTTCAAGATATAATGTATCTGCATCTGGGTTGTAATAGAAATTACTTTCTCCGCCTGGGTTAGGTGAAGCCGTTGTATAAACCGTTTTAGTTCCTGTACCACCACTGACAAACGGAATGAACATATTCGTTGTTTGTAGGGAACTAGCATAAATGTCAGAAATGTCAATAGATGTTCCGACACCGTCAGCACCTTGAGAACCCGTAGTACCCTGTGGACCTGTAGCGCCATCATCACCTTGAACACCTTGGACACCTTGGAAACCGCCTACACTTGTACCATTAGAACCTTGGAAACCTTGTGTACCTTGATCCCCTTGAATACCTTGTAGACCTTGGGCACCAGGAGTTGCATTTCCAGAGAAACCTTGAACACCTTGGTCACCTTTAGTACCCTGAGTACCTTGAGATCCAACTCCTGCAGTACCAATAGCACCTTGGGTACCAATAATACCCTGAATACCCTGAACACCCTGAGCAGCTGTTCCTGTGCCACCATTAATACCCTGAATACCTTGTGTACCTTGGGGACCTTGAAGACCGTCTGTACCAGGATCGCCGTCATTACCGCCTGGGCCTTGCGCACCAGTTGTACCTTGGGGACCTTGAACACCAGCTCCTACGCCACCTTCAATACCTTGTAAACCTTGTGTACCTTGCGAACCAGTTCCAGTGGAACCTTGGAAGCCTCTTTCACCTTGAGGACCCTGTGGACCTTGAGCTGATGAAGAACCTGTAATACCTTGTACACCTTGTATACCGATAGTACCTTGAGGCCCGTCATTACCAATAAGACCTTGCAAACCCTGTGTACCTTGTGCACCGGCAATGCCGCCGCCGTCAATACCTTGTATACCTTGGGCACCAGTATTACCCGTTAAACCTTGGACACCCTGAAGACCTTGAACACCAACCCCGCCGACACCGTCTGTACCTTGAGGTCCTTGAATACCTTGCGATGCGGCCGAACCAGTAATACCTTGGACACCTTGCGTACCTTGTGCACCGTCAGATCCAGTATCTCCAGTAATACCTTGGATACCTTGGTGCCCTTGGGTACCTTGAGAACCTTGAACACCGTTTGTACCATTAGTACCACTTGCACCTTGAGAGCCGGTAATACCTTGTATACCCTGAACACCTTGAGCACCAGATCCGTCAGCACCTTGTAAACCATCTGCACCCTGGAAACCAGTAGTACCTTGAGCACCCTGTGGACCAGTATCACCTTGGTCACCAGTTCTAGCAAATGTAATACGAATATCTAGGTTGTTAGCAAAAGCAGAAACTGACGAGTTAACATGAGTACAATCAACCGCAAAGTAACCTGATGCTTCTGTTAATCCATCAACAGTAAAGATTGCAAAGTTTTGAACGTCTGCCGCATCAATAATTTTAAAGTGGCCTTTAATATCGGATGTTGAGTCATCGATCGTTCTTAGATATGATTGAATATCGTTAAAGTTATCATCGCGATCATCAATAAACATTAAAGTAGCAGATGAAACAGATGAGTTGTTTAATCTAAGTTTACCAACGCCTGGGTCGCCAGCTGATGTTGTATTATCGAATGTGTAATCAAATGTTGCGCCGCCAAAGCCACCTTTCTGACCTTGCACACCTTGGATACCTTGTGTACCCTGTGCACCGGCGGATCCAGTAATGCCTTGGACACCTTGGGCACCAGTATTACCTTGTAAGCCCGTGCTACCTTGAATACCTGTAGTACCCTGCCAACCTTGAACACCCTGTGGGCCCGTGTTACCTTGAATACCGGTGAAACCTTGAAGACCTGTAATACCTTGTACACCTTGGTTAGCTATACCTTGTAAACCTTGAATACCCGTATTACCTTGGATACCACGTTGACCCTGAATACCACGAGGACCGGTAGGAATAAATGTAATTACAGTTTTATTGCCATGCGGGCCTGCAGCCTCTGTTTGCCAGTTAGTAACATTACCATCGATATATGTTACATCAAAATAACCCCAGTTTTTAGAGCCAGAATCCCACTGAAAATCCTCAAACGAATAAATTACCCAATGATGGCCGCCTGGTCCGTTTGAACTTTCAGCCAACTGAATTTTAATATGGCCTTTTTCAGAACCATTACTTGTAGGAATAGCTGCTAAATAATCAAATAACTCATCAACCTCTGAAGTGTATTGGTCATCTGGAATATCGTCAATAAAGATAGTAGTTGCTAATGCTGGATTAGCGTTATCAAAATGGAATTTGCTTGTTCCAGGTGCTCCAGCAGTATTAGCCGTAAAGTTCCACTCGAAACTTAAGCCACCGTAAATACCCTTTTCACCCTGCAGTCCTTGGGCACCTTGAATACCGGTGAAACCTTGAATACCTTGCACAGATTGCGGACCTTGTATACCTTGTAAGCCTGTGTTACCTTGAAGACCACGCTGTCCTTGTATACCCTGAACACCTTGAGCGCCAGTATTACCCTGTAGACCAGTTCCACCTTGGATACCGGTGATACCTTGCACTCCTTGAGTACCTTGGTCGCCTTGAATACCTTGAGTACCTTGGTCACCTTGAATACCCTGCGTACCTTGGTCTCCTTGTAATCCTTGGAAACCCTGTGTACCTTGGAAGCCAGTTATACCTTGGATACCTTGAGCAGCTTGTGGGCCCTGAATACCTTGTACACCTTGGATACCAGTATTACCTTGTATGCCGCGTTGGCCTTGAATACCTTGAACACCTTGATTAGAAATACCTTGAATACCCTGGATACCTGTATTACCTTGGATACCTCTTTGGCCCTGGATACCGGTGATACCTTGTACTCCTTGGAAGCCGCGGTCACCGCTGATATCCATATCTACCATTAATTCGTGGTTAATAGTTACGCTTGAGTTGGCTTCAACAAAGTCATATTTTATTGCTGTGCCAGAAACATAAGTAACTTGAGATTCATAATAAGTATTGGCACCGCCAGAGTCCACCATATCTTGGACTGAGAAAATTACGTATTTTCCGGGCGCGCCTCTTTTTGTGATTTTAACATATGCTTTATTTGTTGAAGATGCTGCAGTGACTGCGTCATATAAGCCTGTTACATCTACACCATAAGCATCGACATCGTCCCAGAAAATACGTGTGACAGAATTAAATGTATCTGTATTTGCAGCTGCCGCGTTAAATCTAATACCGCCAGCCCCAGGATCAGCCCATGTAATTCCGTCATTTAAAGTAAATTCTAAAATGTTTCCGGAGTCATCTCCGTGAAAACCTTGTAGACCTTGAATACCCGTTGCACCTTGAATACCAGTATTACCAGTTATGCCTTGTAGGCCTTGGATACCTTGGATACCTTGAACTCCTTGAGTACCTTGGTCGCCTTGAATACCTTGAGGTCCTTGTAAGCCTTGAACACCTTGTATACCAATCGGGCCTTGAATACCTTGTGCACCTTGGAAACCTTGAAGACCTTGAATACCACGATAACCACGAGAACCTTGGATACCCTCTTCACCGATGGTACCTTGTACACCCTGGTCACCTTGAACACCTTGGAAACCTTGTACACCACGGAAAGAACCAATATTAATCCAATCAGTTCCATCAAATACCCAAAGAGTATCATCAGATTGGTCAATAACAGTATCACCCGTAACTGCCGTTGGGAAGTTTGTATCTAAATATGCATTATTAGCTGCTACAGAAGAGGAACCAATAATTGTAAAACCAGGGCCATAATCGCCCTGTAAACCTTGGATCCCTTGTATACCTTGAACGCCTTGGACGGTATTATTGGCAGCACCTCCGTCAAGTTCTTGCCAGGCTGTACCATCAGAATATTTGATTTTACCATCATCAGTATAGACGATAGCACCTTCAAATGCAACTGGGTCTAGGTTATTAACGTTCTGCGGAATACCTATTCCAAAGGTAACAGTACGCCCTCTAAAACTTGAAAATCTACTCGACATCGTCTTCCTCGGATTGGCCTAATGTAAATGATAATGTTGCGTCTGCACACAAGTTCTGATCTGCTTTAATTTCTAAAGTATCGCCTGATGAAAAGAATTGGCCATTTAATGGTAAAGCAAAAGTATCGTAAGATGGGATTGGCATATTTCTTACTACCCAGTACTCATCGTTTTCTGCGTATCTATGTGTTCTAATATCAATTTTAACTGTATTAGCACTATAGTTACAAACGATGAGTGGAGAAATAACTTCGCCAACTCCAGGTTCCACGGTTGTAGAACCACCAAAGATTAGCTCCGGAACTTCATATTTTGGAACTTCAATAAGAATTTGCCAATTCGTTGATACCGAAAGGTTGACGGCTACCGGTTTAGCGTCGGGTGCCTGGGACGTTTCTATTGTGTCGAAATCGTTGTTTGCAAATGCCATTATAGTACTGCCCTACTGTTTGAAGCTCTTCTAGCTAATTTTCTAACTGATGAGGTAAACGGTCTTCCTTCAATTCTACCGGTTCTACCATTAATTTTTAGTCCTCGTGCAAAGAACTGGTTGTTTAATTCGTCAGATCCTGACCATCTAATTCTACCGCCGTCTTCCGACAGAACCGAAGCTGTAGCAGAAATTGCAGAACCGATATTTCTAAAGTTAAGCGGCAATGCGTTTCTGTTAACCCCAGCTGAAGCACCATTGAACTGGTGGGCGATAGATTCAACCAAAGATCCAAATGCTAGGAACTCAGGTCTCAATATTGTTTCAATTAATACATTATCGATTAACTCGTTAACCATATTAATATGATCTACATCTGGTGCGATATTTGTATTTATATAGGATTTCATCTGTGTCCAAGCGCCAGTAAATGCATCGAGAAGATCTGTATTGTTATCTACTCCACTGTCTAACCAAGTTGATCCATTATAGTAGTAAATTCTACCAGCGTAGCGGTTTCCGTTATTATCTGTCGGTACAATTTGTGCATACCATCTTTTTGGATTTTCAAGGTTTGCTAAGTCTGAAACTGTAGCAGCTGTTCCTTTAAATCTCAATTTTCTCCAATCGCTGAAGGTTGCCGGAGGATTAAAGACTGGGAATACGTGTTGTGAGTCGATGTTAAATAATGCGGCCGCGAAGGATCTTGTAGATTTATCTGTTCCTTCCTCTTGTGGAGTTTGAGAGGCATCGATATATCTAAAGTCGTTTGCGATAATTTTAAGTAAGTTTCCGCCGTCACGATATGTTTTTGGTAAGTCAATAAATTTATAAGTTTGTGTAATAAATCTTTGAACTTCACGTTGTAATTTAACTTTGTTATTTGCCAAAATATCTTTAGCAAATCTGAACTGTTTAGTAACATTATCATTCCATGTAAAGTCTGGCTCGATAGTTGGGCCTAGAGATTTTGGTGTGTTATAGAATAGTGCGTTATAGAAGATTAAGCCATTTTCATAAGCTTGTTTTGCCTCTGCTTCAGATCCCATTTCTGGGCGAAGTTTTTGGCCAGGATAAGATCCTGTTACAACTTCACTTACAATTTTACCAAGCTGTCTATAAGACTGCGCAGTTGCAACTCTTGTATTTTCTGGAATTCTTAGTGTTCCATTCCAATAGTAGAAGTCTGCGTTCCAGCGAGATGCTAAGTTGCCGCCATAGTTAAGATCCCAACTCATAGCATCAATTAAGTAACCTGAGTCTCTGCGGCATTTTGCTTTGCTGTAATCTATAATTGAGAAATTATCAGAGATATATTGAGTAACATCATCTGCTAATTCGTCAAGATTATTATCAATTAATCTTCCTGCAGCAATCTTATCTGCTGAGACCCATGATGTATCTGGCTCAACAATCTCTGGAAGAGCGTCAAGTGAATTTCTTCTAATTGCTTCCTCTACCATTCTGACAAGATCTGCTAAATCGTTACCTTGAGTTACTGTAGCAGCTGGGTTAGATGTATCTTGGCCAATAGCCAACTCTTGTGCAACGTCACTTACTAGATTTGCCATTTCTGCGTAGAAGTCGGCTGTCTGTTTTCTTTGATCGAACGGTAATACACTTACAGCGTTATCAAAGTACATATTAGCAACAAGTCTCATAGCATAGTTTGTTGAGTAGTTAATGTCGTGTGATAGAGCATCAACAATAATTCCAACATCCCTGCGGCATTTTTCTTTAGGATAGCTAATTCCTTTATACTCTGTTGAGATAAATTCAATCATGCTCTCCACTAGTGTAGTAAGTTTATCATCAATCAAGTTTTTCTGATCGATAAGAGTTTCTGGTATCCAGTTAGTGAATGGCTCAACTCTTGCTGGCAAGTTAGTTGGATTATTATCATAAGCGATATTTGCAACCATCATTGCAAGATCTTTTGCTTCCATCGCGATATGACGACGAGCTGTGTATCCGTCTTTGAATTGCTTGCTTGTATTTCCAATAACTTGTTTAATGCCGTCTGTTGTTGCACTGACGAATGTATGAGCTCCTTGATAGCCTTTTGCGTAACCAACTTGAACAGTTACAGTGTTTGTTGTGACTGCTGTAATTTTAAGTGGTTTTTCAAATGCTGGATCTGTAACTCTTGGGTGTGAAATATTTTCAGCAGGTGAACCACAGCTAAATGTTAGTGACTCTTTTTCTAATAAGATATAATCACCGACTTTTAATTTGTGATTTCCAAGAGTAATTACTGATTCCCCTGAGTCTACATCATAGGTTGCGTTTGCAGCTGTAAATGTTTTGCCAATTCTGTATGGAACTGTTTTGTTACGAATAACATCGTGCATTACTTCAGCCATATGAGTAAATGCAGCTCTTGTTGGCTCTCTTTGATCTTTAGGTAATAGGTTAACAGCATTCACGAAGTAGATCTGAGCAGCATTCCACATTGCGGAGTTACCACCGTACTGAATATCGTGAGATATTGCATCAACCATATAACCAACATCTCTGCGACATTTAACTTGATCGTACTCAAGATAATTAAACGTTTTCTGTAGATATTCGTTAATGTTAGCTGCTAAGTAAGTTGTTCTCAATCTAATAGCATCACGCTCGTTATTATAATCGTAATTTATTCCAGCTGAGTTTCCTGGTCTTGTAACTGCTGGTAGGTTGATTAGAGAATCATCAGTAATGATATCAGCAACAATCGTCCAGAAATCTGTTAATGAGTTGGCTTGTGTTGCAAACCCTGTATTAAATCCAGTTGTTACTTGGCTCGCAGCGTTGCTTGCAGATTTAGTAACTGGTTGTTTTAGAGCAATTTGTGTTGACATTGCGCCTAAACGTTCATATAACTCTGCAGTTACAGCTCTTTGATCTGATGGCAATGTTGATAGGCCATTTTCAAAGTATACTCTTGCAACATCTCTCATTGATGCATTTGAGTTGTGCATTACAGCCGCGCAAACCGCGTCAACCATATATCCAACATCTCTTTCACATTTATCTACATCGTAAACGATTGAACCATAGTTATCAGTCATCCATGCAGTTGCTTCAGCCTGTAAGAATGCTTTGTTTGCTTGAAGAGCATCTTTACAGTTTGTAGCACTTATGTTTTGATAAGCAGTTCCAAAGTTGTATGCTTCAGTTTCTGGATCATAATCGTAAATCATTGCATCTTTAATTGCATTGAAAGAAGCAGTAGCTCTAGTTTTAGCTGTGCCTGTTAAACGACCTTCGATGTCTGCTTGTAGGTATTCAATTGCTTGAACTGTTTCAGCTAATTGTTCCTCAATAACTTTGCTTAAGCTTGTCGTTCCAGCGCGATAGACTTTACCTGCAAATTTACCGTAGTAATCTCCACCGGTTGCGACGTCGTATGCTACGGCATCAAGAATGTATCCAGTGTCTCTTGCACATTTATCTTCATCATAAACGAAGTATCTGTTGTTGATATAAGCAACAACTTCGTCTTGTATAAAGTCTTTGTTTTTCTGTAGTGCTTTACGAGCAAAGGTTCTGCTTGGCTCAACCAATGGAAGAGTTGCAGTATTTGCTACTGGGAATTTTTCATCCAATCTTGCATTAACTTTTTGAGTAATATCTAAAGATCCTGCATAATCAGGAATTACAATATTATCATCAATTAATCCAGAGATTACATTAATTAGATCTTTTGCAGTTGCCGCAATGGTAGATGTGCCAGCTGTACCAGATGTATTCTGAGCTGTGCTATTACCTGTTGTTGGTGTTACAGTAGTTTCTGTGATAACACTTTCAGCAACAGTAGCTAAGTGCTCAAACGCCAATCTAGTAGGTTCTCTTTGGTCGTATGGAAGAATACTAACTGCGTTCTTGAAATAATAACCTGCAGCATCTATAGTTGCAGCGTCGCCACCATATTCCAAATCTTCTCTGATAGCATCAACTATTAGTCCAACATCACGGTAGCAAAGATCTGTGTCATAAGCTAAGCCATTATACTCTTCTCTGATAAATTGGATAATTTCCTCTTGATACTTAGGAGTATTTCCCCATACTTTGTTAAATTGAGCATTGATTGCAGAATTGTAACCTGTACCAGTTAATGTAGGTTCCACTATTGTTGGTAATTCGCTAAAGTCATTTCCGCGAACCATATCAGCAACAATTTTAAATAGATCATTAACTTTATCAGCAATTGCTGGAGGTGCAGATTTGCGAATAGCGTCAGCGTTTGAACCTTCGAAGTAATGAACTCCAGCGTAACCATTAGGAGCTGCGCCAACATTCATTGTGATGGTTGTATCATCTGCTTCAAGAATTTCTACTGGTCTATTAAAATATGGATCTGTTGCTCTTGGATGTGAAATCTGAGTAATAGCTCCAGTTGCTGTGTTTGCACAAGAGAATGTAATGGCTTCTTCATCCATAATGATGTAATCGCCTTTTTCCAATCTGTGCGTTCCAATTGTAGCAGTAAAGATACCAGTTACTGGATCGTATGTAGCATTTGTTGGAGTATAAGTTGGTTGAACTGTTGCTGATTTAATAGCATTTGCAGTTGCACTTACAAATGTATGGTTATTTGCGTATCCATTTGGAATTGCGCCAACGTCAACTGTAATTGTAGTTGATGTCGTGTCCGTAATTGTAATTGGCACATTAAATGCTGGATCCGTTGAGCGTGGGTGCGAGATGTTTGTTACAACCGCTCCGTTTGCGCAAGAGAATGTAATGGATTCTTCAGCAATGCTAATTCTATCACCAGGAACATAGCTGTGTGTTCCAATTGTTGCGACCATGATACCAGTTGTTGGATCATATGTTGCATTTGTTGGTGTATAAGTTGTATTATCAGCACGTGTTTGAGTAGAAGCACCTTGTTGTAAATCAAATACTAATTCGTTTCTTACAATTTGTCCAGCAATATTTGAGATATGCTCAAATGCTTCTGCTGTTGGTGCTCTTTCATTTTTACCTAATACTGAAACAGCATTGTCAAAATATAGTCTTGAATTATTAACAGTTGAAGCGTTAGAACCATGCTGAATATCCCAAGATACTGAGTCGATAAAGTAACCAACGTCTCTTTCGCATTTTGCAGAGTCGTAGGTTAAATCAGGATGGTTATTTGCAATCCATGCTGTTGTTTCGTCAATAATAAATTGTTTGTTAGCTTGTAGTATTGCTTTTGCTTCATATGCTTCATCTGAAACATATCCTCCGCCAAACGTTCTAGTGTCAGCTGCAGCAATATCATTTTGCATAATATCAATGATTTCATTAAATGCTGTGTTTGCTCTATTTTCAGCAGTTCCACTTAAGATGTTTCCTCTAATTTCATCTCTTAGCCAAGCAATTGCGCCAACAGTTTCTGTTAGCTGTTCAGTAATTACTGTGTTTGTGGATGCATTACCTGAGCGATATGCTAAGCCAGCGAATACAGAGTTGACGTTAGAGTCTGTTGCAAAGTCTCTACGTACGGAGTCAAGAATAAGGCCCGTATCTCTGAAGCATTTTTCGTCATTGTAAACAAAATAGTTATCGCGGATCCAAGCATCTACTTCATCCTGCAAGAATACTTTGTTATTTTTAAGTTGCTCTGCTGCATTTAATCCATCACGAGTTGTTCTGGTTTTAATAACTGAGCCTTCTTCAGCTGATACGAATGTATGAGCACCAGCATATCCATTTGGTACCGCACCAGGATTTACAGTAATTGTTGTGGATGTTACTGCTGAAATTGCAAGCGGTTTTTGGTAGTTAGGCTCGCCAATTCTTGGGTGTGATATTTCAATAGTTTGACCAGTTGATGTATTAGCACAACTAAATGTGATTGAGTTTGGCTTAAATTCGATATGGTCATCTGTTGTAAATCCATGATCTGCACCCATAGTTAATTCCATAACACCAGTTGCTGGGTTATAGGTTGCTGTGGATGGAGTATGGAACGAATCAATTTTAGCCGCGTCAGTCCAATAAATTGCATTTGTGTCAATACAATCTGTTTCCGCACTTACGAATGTGTGAGTATTTGCGTAGCCGCCAGCATTACCAACATTAAATGTAATTGCTGTGCCTGTTACGCCAGTAATTCTAACTGGTTGTCTAAACGCTGGTTCATTAACTCTTGGATGTGAAAGCTCTGAGTTAATTGCTCCATTTGCGCAAGAGAATGTAATGCTCTCATCTGCTATTGAAATCCATTTACCAACTCTTAGGTTGTGCTGTCCAATATCAACTGTCATGTCACCAGTTTGTGGATCGTAAGTAGCGTTAGATGGAGTATATTTTCCATTATAAGGTGTTGCTAATGTGATGGCAAATGGCTGTGCACTTACGAATGTATGAGCACCAGTATATGTTCCAGCATTACCAACATTAACTGTAATTGTATTGTCAGTTACAGCTGAAATTACCAACTCTGCACCTGAAGCTGGGTCTGTTGGTCTTGGATGTGAAATTTCCTCAGCTGGAGATCCGCATGAGAATGTAATACTTTCATCAGCAATTTTAATTTTATCTCCAACGACTAGATTATGCTCGCCAATTGTAGCAGTGAAGATACCAGTTATTGGATCATATGTTGCTGTTGACGGTGTAAATCTACCATTTGCGAAAGAAATAGTTTTAATTGCATTTGACGATGCGCTTACAAAAGTATGGGCTCCTGCATAACCATTAGGAACAGCACCAACGTCAATTGTAATTGTATTAGCAGTTACACTTGTGACTTGTGTTAGTGAGTTAAATGCTGGATCTGTAACTCTTGGATGCGAAATATTTGTTACGACTAAAGTATCTGTGTTCGCACAGCTAAATGTGATGCTTTCTTTATCCATAACAATTGTATCACCCGGCTGAATATTGTGATCGCCAATTGTTGCAACCATGATACCAGTTGTTGGGTTATAAGTTGCTGTGGTTGGTGTATGAGATGATTTAACATTTGCATATTGTTTAACAGCATTTAGTTTAGCTCTTTGGAATGTATGGGCTCCAGTATATCCATTTGCATCACCAACATAAACCGTAATAGTAGTATCTGTGGCCGCTGTGATTTGTAATGGGCTCTGATACGCTGGATCTGTTGCTCTTGGATGTGAAATACTTGTGTTCGCGCCTGTGGCAGTATTTGCACAATAGAAAGTTAAACCTTCCTTCGCAAGGGTAATCATGTCACCAATTTCAAATTCGTGATTTTCAATTGTAATTACTGACTCGCCGGTAGTTGGATTATATGTTGCATTAGTAGGAGTATATTCCCTACCATCTTTTTGCATAATTCCAATAATTTCGTTAAATGCTTCTTCAGTTTTAGCAATTGCAATATTATCAGTTAAAGTTTCGGAAATTTCATCTCTTAGGTGAGAGAAGGCACCGACTGTTTCTGACAGTTGTGAATCTGGAACAACTGATGTAATGGCTTGACGATAAGCAATACCGTTTTGAACTGAGTTAAAGTTTGTACCTAATTGCATATCTCTTAATACTGCTGGTACAATATAAGCATTTGTGTCACGCTGACATTTTTTGCTGTCGTAGAAGAACCACTCATCATCAGCCCAATCCATCATATAGTCTTGGATAAAGCCTTTATTTGACTGTAGTTGTTTGCGTGCATTTCTATTAGCTGCTGTAATTCCAGCATCATCACTAAATGTATATGTTTCGCCCATTTCTATGACCGAACCATCTAGTGCATCGACGAATGTATGAACTCCAGTATAGCCGGTTGAGCCAACATTAACTGTAATTGTCGTGGCTGTCTTTGCCGTAATTGGCATTGCTGATTTAAATGCTGGGTCAGATTTACGTGGATGTTTAAATTCTAATTTATTACCATCTGTATCACAAGTGAATGTAAATC